TGGACTTTTTTACCTGTCCCATCAGTAGCTGGGTACACGGCGTTATTATTAGGCATTTTAGGGCCTCCAAAGGGCTTTTATTGTTTAATATCAAGGCTGTCCCACCACTGTCCCACCGTTTTACTTTAACAAACGGCTGTAAAGTGATATGGGATTAAACCTAATTAGTTAGTCTTAGATAAAATAACAGCAAAACTTACAAAAAGCACTGACTTTAACTAAGACTCTGTCCCGCGAGCAAGATTCCGTGACTCAAGAGGTGGGACACTGCCACAAGCAAAAAACCCTTATATAATATATGGTTAGTAGACTGTCCCACCTGTCCCACCAATCCCGTCTAAAACTTGGGAAAAATATTTTTTTTATTTTTTAAAAATTACTACTATAGTGGGACGGCGGGACACTAGCTTTGTAAACTGTTTAAAAGAACCGTGGGCCGTGGTTCGTTAATCTTGGATATTTTCTTTCAACAATTTATAGAACTCATTGAGCGTGTATCTCGACGCATTTGTCGCAAGCCCTATGTGTTCTTTTACATCTTCCTGGGTAATGTAACGTTTGACGGGTTTCTTTTCTTCTTCGTCAAAATCGAAAAGGCTCGGTCCGAATATATTTTCGTGTGAAGCAACTCGGATAAAGAACTCTTTCCAGTTACTGGTTTTAATTTCATTCATTCCTATGGACATCGTCAGGAAGGTTAAAGCTTTTGTAACTCTGTTAAGAGAAACTTTCCCTTCTTCTGTCTCATGGGGTAACCAGCAAAGTTTTTTGTAATCTTTAATTTCAGATAGAAAATAATTTAAAGACATGATTATGACTCCTCTTAAAAGAGGCCCACGGCTCATCTAAACAGCTTACCTATGCACAATGTAAAAGAGCGTCTTCTTTATCTTGAAAACACTATATCAGACTTATCCCATACTGTCAAGCAAAAGTTATCCACAGGCCAAGACTCAAAATTACCAAAACCCCAAAAAATTCTGCAAATTGATCGTTCATTCTCCTGTCTCCTCCTTCATCCTCTGTTCTGGTCCAACGGCCTCGAACTCTCGCTCGCGGGTCTCTTTATCGCACCAAGCGCAGTAATAGTATGCCACTCGGTCTATCTCATAAATAAACTCGTTAAGGCCATTGCAAGAGCGGCATTGTTTATCTTTGTACATAAAACAGGTGGCTCCCTATTCTTTTGCACTTTTCAAATCGTGTGGCCCATTCTGGGCGGACATAGGTGGCGTGGTAGTGGGTAGCGTCCTCTATGCCCGTCAGCTTAAGCTCTGATATAAGCAAGGTGGTGGCAAGGTACTGGGCCGTGTTCCATGCCTCCTGCTCCTCTGCGTCCTCCTCTGGGCGCTCTGGCTTGCCGTCACAGTAATAGCTGAACTGGCATTGATGCCTGACGGGGTTGCCATTCCAGTAACGCCCTTGCTTGACGACCGCGCAAATGCTGGACGGAAACCTGGGATCATCAACACGGTTCTGTATGACCACGCCTACTGCCAGCATACCCCGCCAGCCTTGATTTCGCGCTTCGTAGTACATGGCTTCGGCCATACAGCGGTGTTCGTTGGCTTGGGCGGGAAATGGCACTACGAGCCCCAGCAAAAGAACGACCAGCACTACCGCCATTACAATGGGTATCAGGCAAAGTTTTAAAGCATATGTCATTCGGTTAGCTCCTTTAACATGCTCACTTCGATGCAGGCTGTTCCATCGCCCAGCGCAAGTGCCGCCTTTGCACAAAGCTCCAGCGAAGGGTACGTCTGCACTATTTCAACATAATTGTTTAAGAATATAACAAGAGAATAATAAAAGTCAGTCATTGCTCAACCTCCTCCCTTGACGATTTCTACATGCCTGTAGGGAAACTGTTCGCGCACTCTCTTTTGCTTCGCGTAAGCGGCGAACTCATGGCTAAATGCCCCATAACAAATAGCCACCCCTGCATGAGCTAGTAGTACATAATACATCATTTTGACTCCTTTAAAATTTCATTTAACAAACCCAATCGGTAAGCAGCATTTGACTCCCTTAAAATTTCATTTAACAAACCCAATCGGTAAACAGCATTTTCGATCAGGCTTTCGGTTCGGGCATCGTCGGTGCAGTAGATGGCCCGCGACGCACATTGCGACAGTTCGGACGCAAACCGCTCAATTTGCTTTAGCTCCCAATCTTCTAATTTTATAATAGCCATGTTCTTAGGTATTACTTGTTTCGTATGTTACGACTATTCGCACGGGGTCATGTTCATACAGGCCCGCAATAGCCTCCACCATTGCCTCAACTTTTTCACTGTCCGCACCCAAACCCCCATCACTTGTGAAAGAACTTACTTGGACTGATTCAGGCTTCTTGCCTTCGATTTGAAAATCGCTAAAACATTCAATAGATAGTTTTTCGATGTACATCATGTTTCCTTTCTAGTTGGCTTGTTTCATACGTTGATCGCGAAGCTGTTGGGCATAGGCTTCCCAGAGTGCCTGGATGCTTGGATCATGGGCCGTGTCCCGTGCTTTCTCGCAATTTGCTATGCGTTGCTCGACGATGGTAAGCGTGGTCATCTGCATCAGTGAGAATAGTTCTGACTGGTTCATCATTCTTCCCCCGCTCTTGTTAAGGCAAAATCAACCCTTAGACCCATCGTCGCAGTGTCGGCCCATTCTTTCTCGACGGAATGAACTTCAACGTGCGGCGCTTTTTGTAGATAATCCAAAAACGCTGTCTTACGTTGCTCGTCTGAAAGCACGGGTTGTTCTGGTTTATCGCCCCAAACCCTGAGTCTAAGATAAAAACCATCCTCCTCACTGTCCCAGACGTTATGCCAGTTTTCACCGAAGTGCTCAGTCAATACCTGACACAGATCATGTTCAAATTCTTCGTTTAGTTTTCCATCGGTCATATCATTGTGACTCCTATATGTATGTGATTTGTCCCATAACAATAGGTATAAAAAAAAGGGTGTCAACCCCTTTTTAATTTATTCTGAAAATTTTAACTTCCACAGGATGTACGGCTCGTCACATTTACCGTCGCACATTTGCGCTGAAATAGACAGTGCATCAGGGTCCAACGGTGACTTACCTACATAGTGCCACTCGGCTCCTTGCTGTATCTGTTCGTCAACCGTTTTAAAAAATTCTTGGTTGTCGGCTATAAACAAACCGCCTATCGACAACATAAAAGCTGTAAATATTTCCATTTTAATTTTCCCCTTTTTTAAGAGCCTTACGAGCCAACATGCCGTAAAATGCCGCCGCTTGCCCAGTAGATATTTCTGCTATACTTACTATCTCCTTGAGTGCTTCTTCCAGGATCATAGCTCGAACGGATAACTTGTCCTTTTTTTCATCATCTATATCATCTATATCATCTATATCATCTATTTCATCTATGCCGCACGGCCTTACCCACATTGGAGTATCTTCACCCATCCAACAACCTTGTATATTGTACTCAAAAAACTCGACGGCCTCTTCATCCGTCATGCCGTCTCGTTTCATTAAAATCTCAATGACTTTATCTACGTTGTAAACAATTAAATCTTTCTGGCCGCACCGCGACCCAACGCCGATTATGGCTTCGTCTAGACCATCCGCTTTAAGCATTGGAACCTCTTAAAAAAACGGCAGTGAGACGAATGAAACTTACAAATTCCCGCCTCACTGCCACAGCGTCGCAGGCAGGAGTCATCGAACCCGCGCCGCACGGGGGACTGACTTTTTCTGACGTTATCATCGTCTGCCCCAGAAGTCTACTGGACTGTTTTCCGTCCGCGTATAAAACAAATACCAAGCCGCATTATCTTTTCCTGTATGTGGACTGTCCGGTATCCACTTTACCCGCCCAACACTTACAATCTTTTTGCAGTAAGGCAGGTATTCGGTAGCTTGTCGGGTATGCATCCAATCCGCGTCAAACAGTAACCACGTTGGTGCTATCTCACAAAGGTGTAAAATCAAAGGGTGCAGGAACTTCCGGTCCCAGGGTGGATTGGTTATGAAACAATCTCCGTAACAAGATTCAATGTCAAAGACATCACATGTTCCAACGTCATCGCGTTGCGGTTCTAGGTCCGTGGCCCGTAGGCACTTATGTCTGGACATTTCCAAGTGGTCAACTAAAGCACCGTTCCCTGCACAGGGCTCGTCAAAGACAGTTTTCTCCAACAGGTGAGGAAGAAGCGGCTCTACTGCACTAAATGGTGTAGGGTAAAAGTCCCTCTTCTGCCTTTTAAAACTACCAGAGGACCGCTTACCCATCTGACTACATAGCCGATACGATTAGGACTACAGCATAAAAAGCGGCGGTTGCAACTACAGCGGTCATCATTATGAAGATCCTTTCTTCTTGGCCCGTGGTTCGGGGGCCTTGCTTACTGCTATGCTATTACCTGTTACCTTTTCAAGTATCAAGGTAAACTGGCCGGATATGGTGCGCCGCTCCTTCTCTGCCATGTCTTTTAAAACAAGGTAAGATTCTATCGGCACAACAACTGATTTCCATTTTTCTGGGTTCATAACTTAATCATCCTTTATTTCTGGGACACTATCGGATTTATCCACGTTAGTCAAGTTCCCCCAGTTATCACCTAGCGATATGTCGCTAGGGCTTGGTACTTGCAGTTCGTAAGCAGATTCCATTATCTTGCACAACTCTTCTGCCTCCTTCTTGTTTTTTACGGAAAAAGCCAGTTCGTCGTGTATCTGTACGAGCGGTATTTTATTCTTCTGTTCGTACACTGCGGCCATTGCCGCCTTCGTTTGATCTGCCGCGCTCGATTGAATTAGCCTGTTTAGTGCTTTATACGTGTAGGCACGTTTAATGTTGTCACCATACTCAATGTGCGCTTCTTCTTTTGGCAGAGCCCGTGCAGAAACAAACAGGTTGGGCTCCCACAAATCAAACCTACACTTGCGGCCTAGTAATGATCTGACAAACCCGCCCTTGTCGCGGTGCGAAACTTTGCGCTGTACAGAATCCATGAGTTCTTTAACAAAGGGGACATCACCGTGGTACTGGCGCATGAGCCGTTTAGCCTCATCCGTTGACACATCCAACTGCTCGGCCAGCTTGGTCTGACCCATGCCGTACATAATACCCAGGTTTATGGTCTTGGCTTGTTTTCTGGGAATGTTGGCGATGTCGGCTACCATCTGGTGAAAGTCGGTCTTGGGGTTTTCCCTGTATGCTTTTACAAAATCCTCGGAGCCCGTCAGTCCTTTGTTCGTGAGACTTGCAAAGTGTACCAGTATACGCGGCTCTTGCTGGTCAAAGTCCATTGACGCCCACTTCTCCCCTTTTTCAGGTAGGAACAAGCCGCGTATTTTCTGTGCCATTTCTGGATTGCGCGACGGTATTTGTTGGAGGTTCGGGTTTGACATACTGATACGACCGGACACTGTGCCGCCGCCCTCGGAGCGTAACTGATTAATGTGCCCGTGGATGCGGTCCTTCTCGGCATACCGGAATATACTGGACAGGAATGTGTTGCCCATCTTGTCATACTCTCTTGCCTCTGCAATCTTCTGGGCAATAGGGTGTTCGTGCTGGGCTAGGAAGTTCTTTGTAAAACTAGGCAAACCTGTTTTGGTTCGACCGTAGGGTATCTTCAGATGGTCAAATACTTTTGCAATACTTGCCGCCGCCCATAGTTCTACTGTAACGCCTGTTTCTTTTTTAACTTCAGCCTGTATGCCTTTTACAATTTTAAGGAGATCTTGTTTAAGTCTCTCGGCAGAATCGAGGTCTACTCGAACACCCTTCCAAGTCATTTCTATACAAAGCGGCAGGACGGAAGTTTCCATGTCAAAAACTTGCCATAGGTCTTCTTTGGTTAACTCTATTTTAAAAACTTTCCACAAATCGAGCGTAAGCTGGGCATCAGCCTCGGCATATTCCCCGACAAAACAAGCGGGTAGCTTGTAAAGCTCACCCTTTGGATCAACCCCAAATTCTTGTGCGGCTTCGCGTAAAGCGGCCTCTGATTTCATTAATCCCATGTAATCGTAAGCCACTGCATTGAGGGAATAACTAAACCTGTTTTCGTTTAACAAAGGTGCGGCCAGCATCGCATCAATAATCTTTCCGTTAAGCTCAATGCCAAGGCGTTTTAGCCAGCCAACGTCATATGCGGCATTGTAAAAAATCTTGTCGGACGGATGGTCCGCTATCTCCTTTTGAAACCAACGCATGACAATGCCCCGATCAAGGTTGCCACCACCCTCGTGAGCAATGGGCAGATAGGCGTTAAAACCTTCGTATGCAACGGCAAACCCGACCACATCTCCATGTCCGGTGGGCCACCCTGGACCGTGGGACTTGAGCCGTGGGTCTTTGGTCTCCAAGTCTATTGCAATTTCCGTAATACCTTCCGGCGTCTTCGGTAACTGCTCAATGGGAACCCACTCGGTCTTGACGCCCCACGTTGGTTTTTTAAGATTATTTTTCATTGTTCTTCTTACTATACTTTTCTGTCAGCAGTTTGAGTGAAAGCTGGTTATCGCGTTCCGCCTCTGCACACTCAAAAGCTACTGCCGCGTACCCAGCACCATCAATGTAATTATCTTTCTTTAAAACTCCTGACTTACGCCGTGCTATCTTCATAAGCTCCATCATGTTCGCGACATCTTCAGCAGACAAATCGCCGTTCTTGTTGTAGAGGTATCCGTTCCATAGTTGGGCAATGTTCTGGTGATTTTCCCACATTGAACCGTAATCAATTGCACGATCACCCCCAACTAAAGCTAAAGCTGTTTCCAGAACTTTCTTAGATGCGGCCATTGTACAGTGTCCTTTCTTCTACGGTTAATCCAATTTCCTTTGCGTGTTTGATTCCACTTGCCATGCCTTC